GTGGTTTTTTGAGTTCCATCCTGATTATATTCAGTTTCTACGCGTCCGGTCTTCAAAATTTCTCCGGGGGGATTTTTGGGGAAAATGTTATAGGTTTAAACGAGCTTACAGGGGTGTGTTGAAGTGTGTGGTTTGCTCCCTTTACTCTCCTTTCGGTAAAGCTTCATTAAAACTGCTCCTGTCGGCTCTTTTAAGCCTATAATAAGTGCGCTAAAACTGTTATATTTTTACTTATAACACAGGTAAAACAGATTGAGAGGGATACAAATGCCACGTAAAAGTGTACAAAAGACATCTGCTTCTCCTCGAAGTCTACCGCCTGCCTTGACCCCCGAGGCAAGAGAAAACCGATGTATCGCACTGGCGACTGACCTCGCAGAGAAACAGTTGAGAGAAGGAACCGCTTCTTCTCAAGTAATAACATTTTATCTCAAACTCGGCTCCGCGAAGGAGAGAATAGAGAAAGAGATGCTCGAAAAGCAGAGAGATTTGCTTCAAGCTAAGACAGAAAGTTTACAGTCGGCTAAAAAAGCCAACGAAGATTATGCTAAGGTTATTGAAGCAATGCGTAGTTATAGTGGAAGTGATGACGATGAGGACATATACTGAGCTTATTAAGTTAAAAACAATCGAAGAACGATTTGATTATCTTAGCCTTGGTGGTCGTGTGGGAGAAGAAACATTTGGGCATGACCGATACCTTAATCAAATGTTATATCATTCCGATGAATGGAAAAGCGTTCGACGAGAGATAATAATGCGTGATAATGGTATGGATCTTGGTGTTGATGGCTTTGAAATATTCGGGCTAATCACCGTACATCATATGAATCCAATATCGGTTCAAGATATTTTGGAACGTAGAGATATTGTTCTCGATCCTGAGTATCTGATATGTGTATCGTCTGCAACACATAAAGCTATACATTATGGTGATATGACTTTGCTGATAATGCCATATGCACAAAGAACACCAAATGATATGTGTCCGTGGAAGACAGTAAGGAGGTAGTATGGATAGTATACTTATGTCAATGAGAAAAGCTGTCGGCTTAGACGAGAACTGTGATGACTTTGACACCGATTTATTATTTCAAATAAATGCCGCCTTATCATCCTTAACACAGCTTGGTGTAGGACCAAAAGACGGCTTTGTTATTTACGATGAGTCTGCCACTTGGTCTAACCTTCTCGGAAAGAGTAAAAATCTTGAAATGGTTAAGACCTACATACAGGCAAAAGTTAAACTCGGATTTGATACTGCTTCTCTTAGCGGAACAATGGTAGATGTTCTTAAAGAGACTATCAGAGAGTCCGAGTTTAGAATAACTGTTGCTGTTGACGCTGGCAACCTTTAATTTATAAAGAAGGTGAAAATCAAAATGAGAAATGAATTATACCATCACGGAGTTATCGGACAGAAATGGGGTAAACGTAACGGACCTCCGTATCCGCTGTCAGAAGGACAGAAATCCACTGCCGAAAAGAAAGGTCGCAAGACAGCAGAGCAGAAAGAATCGGAGCGCAATAAGCGTAATGACGCTAAAAACAGAGGCACACTCACCGACGAAGAAATTGCTCAGAGAATTGCACGTCTTGAAGCCGAGATAAGACTTCGTGATCTTACCGAAAAAGATATAGATGCAGGAAAGAAAGTTGTCAAAGACATTCTTATTCATACTGGTGAAAAAGTTGTTGGCACAGCACTGGCTGGTGCGGCGCTCTATGGGACGAAAGCACTTATCACAAAGAAATTTGACCTTGATGATTTTGGAAATGCAATATTCAATGGGGGACCGAAGAAGAAGTAGTAGTTGCATCTGCTTCGTCTAAGTAATGTAATGGGTCACTGATTGGTAGTTCTTTAAAAGAGTTCATTAACTTTTTGCAACTTGGTTTAAACGTTGCATATGTAAGTCCGCCAGTTACTACCCCGCCAACTACTGGAACTATTTTTGCTACGCCGTTAGCGAAGATTTGTTTTGTCATTTTAAAACCCAACTGAGTGGCTATTTTCTTTACAATAGGATAAATAGTTCCTTTAGTTAGGGCTTTTTGAGCCAAAGATTTAGCAACTTTTTGGGCAAATGTGTCTGCGATTTTTTTTACAGCAGCATTTGCACCTTGCACACCAAACATAACACCCAAAAAGATTAGCATTTGGTTCATAGTATCATCTGCAATTTCGTCTTCATTAAATTCAAATTCTGGGAAACCATACAGGTAAGCCAATTTTTGTAAAACTCTTAACATAAATCCGAAATATTGAGCTATATCCGCTGGAATTGTAGCTGCCATAGCAAAACCACCGGGAATTCCGGCAGCAAATGATATAGCTGAAACTTTATTGGTTTCATAGTTAATGACTTGTTTTGCAATTGTGTTAATCGCTTCACGAGGTATTTCAGCTTGTGCCGGGTTTAGTTCAATTGCTTTCTTAACTGTTTCCTTTGGAAAAAGTGGAGATAATTCTTTTGAAAGAAATTTTTGTCTGTTTATTCTTACACCTGGGAGTTTGATTGCTGTGGATAGTATGTCTTGTATTGGTACCTCTTCAAATTTTTCATCAATTCTACTTTTTGCGGCGTCTATTGCATCGACTGCTCGTTTAACAATTTCATTTGACATAATAGTTGCTCCCTTCATCCTATTTTTTAAATTATATCACATTTAACAGCAACTTGTCAAGTTTAGGAGGAATTACTTATGGCATTATCAAATACCGCAGTTCCTAAATATTACGGTATATTTCGTGATGCTGTAATAAGAGGAGAAATTCCAGTTTGCCGAGAGGTTTCTATGGAGATGAACAGAATAGATGACCTTATAGCAAATCCTGGTATATACTACGACGAAAGAGCGGTCGAAGGATGGATAGCATACTGTGAAAATGAGCTTACATTAACTGATGGCTCCGACTTACATATGCTGTTGTCATTCAAAGTATGGGGCGAGCAAGCATTAGGCTGGTTTTATTTTATTGAACGCAGTGTCTATGTCCCAAATAAAAACGGACACGGCGGACATTATGTTACCAAAAGAATAAAACGTCGTCTAATAAACAAACAGTATCTTATCGTCGGAAGAGGTGCAGCAAAGTCTCTTTATGCATCCTGCATCCAGTCATACTTCCACAATATAGACACAACCACAACTGATCAGATTGTAGTCGCACCCACGATGCGACAAGCTGATGAAATAATGAACCCTATAAAAACGGCAATCACAAGAGCAAAAGGCCCATTATTCAGTTTTCTTACCGAGGGTTCCTTACAAAATACTACTGGTTCTAAAGCAAACAGGCAAAAGCTCGCATCTACAAAAAAGGGTATTGAAAACTTTATTACTGGCTCTATAATAGAAGTACGTCCTATGTCAATTGACAAACTTCAGGGCTTAAAGTGTAAGGTTGCTACCATTGATGAATGGCTTTCGGGCGATGTTCGTGAAGATGTTGTTGGTGCTGTTGAGCAGGGCGCTTCAAAAGTTGACGACTATTTAATAGTTGCTACCAGTTCAGAGGGTACCGTTCGTAATGGAAGTGGCGATACAATCAAAATGGAATTGATGAAGATACTCAAAGGTGAGTATATAAATCCGCACGTTTCCATTTGGTGGTATAAGTTAGATTCCATTGATGAGGTTGGTGACCCTGCTACTTGGCTGAAAGCTAATCCTAATATAGGAAAGACAATAAGCTATGAGGCATATCAACTTGATGTTGAACGTGCTGAGCAGAACCCCTCTGCTCGAAATGACATCTTAGCAAAGCGTTTTGGTATTCCTATGGAAGGATATACTTATTTCTTCACATATGAGGAAATTCTTCCACATAGACATAGGGATTTTTGGCAGATGCCATGCGCTATGGGTGCAGACCTTTCGCAAGGAGACGATTTCTGTTCTTTTACATTCCTTTTCCCTTTGCGCGGTGGAGCATTCGGAGTCAAAACCATTAACTATATTTCATCATACACCCTTAATAAGCTTCCCGGAGCTATGCGTTCTGAGTATGAGAAATTTATCAACGAAGGAAGTCTTATGGTTCTTGAGGGTACCGTCCTTGATATGATGCAAGTATATGACGACCTGATTAACCATATAGACAATCGTGGATATGATGTTCAATGCCTTGGCTACGATCCATATAATGCTAAAGATTTTATTGCCAGATGGCAGGTTGAAAACGGCGAATTTGGCATAGAGAAAGTAATACAAGGTGCAAAAACAGAATCCGTTCCTCTTGGTGAGTTGAAAAAGCTCGCGGAAGAACGGCTTCTTTTATTTGATGAAGAACTTATGAAGTTTGCTATGGGTAATTGCATTACCCTTGAAGATACTAATGGCAATCGGAAGCTTTATAAAAAGCGCTATGAGCAAAAGATAGATGCCGTTGCCGCTATGATGGATGCTTATGTCGCGTATAAAATCAACCGCGATGCATTCGAATAAGGAGGATTTCAAAATGGAATTAAAACATCACGGCGTCCTCGGAATGCACTGGGGTGAACGTCGGTATCAGAACTATGACGGAACTCTCACAGAAGCTGGGAGAAAGCGTCTTGAAAAGAAAGACCCTAAATGGGCTGCCAAAAATTATGATAAGATCTATAACAAAACTTATAAGAAAGTTAAGGGCGATATGCAGAAGTATATGAAAACAGAGTTATCTAAAATACCGATGAGACTTTCAGATGGTAAGATAAGTAAAACATATATGAATGCATATAACCAGAAACTTGCCGAGCTTATGAATAAGTCTGTTAAGGATCTCTCTGCACCTTCAGGAAGGATCGTGCAGTTTGTTGCCAAACGTGGAGAAATTGGCGTGCACATGGCTCTTGCTGACGCTGGTTATGATATGAGACAGCTAAAGAATGGCGTGTATGGCTCTGGAAAGATTGCTTATAAAAAGAAGTCTGTAGGCATGGCATAAAGGGGTTGCAATTATGTCGAGTTTCTGTTATAATGATAACGATATGTACCACCACGGTGTAAAAGGTCAAAAATGGGGAGTACATAATGGTCCGCCATATCCAATACGGGAGAAGACATCTAAACCCGGAGTAGTTAAGACAACTATTTCCGGGCATGACTCCGCTCCAAAGCAAGGAATTCCCAATTCTATTACTGACCATATTGGTAAAGATGGAAAAGTGGATAAGCGTAGTTTCTATGGTGAAGATGGTTGGAAAGAATATGACATTCATACCACTAATCACGGGAAGCCAAAAGCTCATCCATTTGGGAAGAATGGCGAACATCTGAAAATATATGACTGGGATAAGGAAAGCGGCAAGCTTAACAATTCCAGGAACACCGAGATACCAGACAATATGCGAAAGGAGAATGAGGACATATTATGACTATGGAAAAATTGAGATTGGCTGTTTTGGACGATGCCAACGACTTCCATTTCGATTACAACGGGGAGTCCTGCGGGCTTGAGCTCACTGCTATTGATGGTGTAATGACCTTCGAAGTATGGTATGGTGAGTTCACCAAACAGTACGATGATTTTGACGAGATGGTGGACGATAAGTTCTTCGGCAATATGTCGTTGAGGGAGCTTGTCGAACAGAATCTTATCGAAATAGACTTTGCATAATTATTAAGAGCTGCTGAAAGGTGGCTCTTATTTTTATGCTTGAAAAGGAGTAGTTTGATGACAATAGATATTGTTTCCAGGTTTAAAAATGCCTGGAATGTTTTTTTTAATAAGGATCCGACACATTATGCAAGTAATATGCTTGGTTCCGGATACTCTTTTCGACCCGATAGACCGCGGTTTTCAAGAGGAAATGAACGTTCTATAGTTAATTCTGTGTACAACAGAATAGCTATGGATGTTGCCTCGATAAATATACGACATGTTCAGCTTGATGAAAATGGACGTTTTCTAAAGACTATAAACTCTGGTCTTAATAATTGCTTTGAGTTAGAAGCAAATATTGACCAGTCTGGTCGCGCTTTTATTCAGGACGTTGTTATTTCAATGTTTGATGAGGGGTGCGTCGCTATAGTTCCAGTTGATACAGACCTTAATCCTACAGATACAAGTTCTTATGAAATTCGAACACTTAGAACAGGAAAAATCATCGAATGGTATCCCGATACCGTTAAGGTTAGGCTTTACAATGATAGAACCGGTCATCAACAGGATGTTTATGTTCCAAAAAGCCAGGTCGCAATTATTGAAAACCCACTGTATGCCGTTATAAATGAGCCGAATTCAACAATGCAGCGTCTAATACGTAAGTTAAACTTACTTGATGCGATTGATGAACAAAGCGGTTCTGGAAAGCTTGATTTGATTATTCAGCTTCCTTATACGGCAAGAACGGAACTTCGTAAGCAACAGGCTAATGAACGCCGTGCTATGATAGAGCAACAGCTTACAAGTTCAAAATATGGAATTGCCTACATTGATAGTACCGAGCATATAACACAGCTTAATCGCGCAGTCGAAAATAATCTAATGACTCAGATTGAATACTTGACGAGTATGGTATACGCCCAGTTAGGAATGACTCAGAGTGTATTGGATGGAACGGCTGACGAGAAGACAATGCTCAACTATAACAACAGAACATTGGAACCCATACTTTCAACAATTGTTGTTGAATGTAAGCGTAAATTCCTTTCGAAGAATGCTCGAACACGATCACAGTCGATAGAGTATTTCAGAGACCCGTTCAAACTTGTTCCTGTTTCTGACCTTGCAGAAATTGCAGATAAGTTTACTCGTAATGAGATTATCAGCTCCAATGAAATGCGTCAGATTATCGGCATGACAAAGTCTAACGACCCAGATGCTGACAGATTAAGGAACAAGAACTTGAATATGAACGATAGCGAGGCGGCTGCTATTGCAAAGGATGAGGAAGCCGTCGATAAAGAAAACCTTAAGAAGGAGGAAAATCAAAATGGGTAAAGTCAAGAAGTACGATTTTTGCGGCTATGCTACAAAGGCTAATGTTCAGTGTGCCGACGGTCGTACAATAATGAAAAATGCCTTTGCCGATCAGGATGGACAGATAGTTCCGCTTGTATGGAATCATAAGCATGACTATCCTGAGAATATTCTTGGTCACGCTCTGCTTGAAAATCGCGATGACGGTATGTATGCATACTGTGAATTCAATGATACAGAACAGGGCAAGAATGCAAGACTTATTGTTGAGCACGGCGATGTAACCGCACTCAGCATTTATGCGAATGGGTTAACGCAGGATAACAGACGTTATGTTTCTCACGGTATAATTCGCGAGATAAGTCTCGTTGTTGGCGGAGCTAATCCTATGGCTCGCATTGATGACGTGATTCGTCACAGCCTTGATCCTGATACAGAAGCATTCTTCTGTTTTAAGAGTGATCTTGAACTGTATCATTCCAGCGATGATGCTGACGATAAGAAAGGAGATAAAGACATGAAAGACGATACCAAAAAGAAGGCATCCGAAAACGCTGACGATAAAGACGATGACGAAACCGTCGAAGATGTCATCAAAAGTATGACGGAAAAACAGCAGAAAGTTATGTACGCCATGGTTGCTGCCGCTGCTGGCGAATACACCGGCAATGACGAAGACGAGGATGACGACGATGATGATAACGAATCCGAAGAAGGAGGAAAAAAGACAATGAAACACAATCTTTTCGATAATGATGCAACTGCGGCACGCGGCAACGATGTAATCTGCCATTCTGACCAGGAGGCAATACTTTCGCTCGCTAAGGAATCCAACGTTGGTTCATTCAAAACCGCACTTAAGATTTATGCTGAGGAGAACTCAGACAAGCTTCAGCATGACGCAACAAGCGGCGGTTTTACACAGCCTGACAATGTTGAGCTTCTCTTCCCTGAGTACAAGGATGTAAGGCCCGGCGCTCCTGAGCTTATTACAAGCGATCAGGGATGGATCAACACCGTAATGGCTAAGGTGCATAAGAGCCCTATCAGCCGTATCAGAACCAGACAGGTCGATATCCGCAACATCGAGTCTCTGCGTGCCAAGGGCTATCAGAAGGGTAAGCAGAAGACTCTTGCTGGAAACTTCGACCTTGCACTCAGAACAACTGATCCGCAGACTGTTTACGTTAGAAATGCTCTGCATCGTGATGATGTGGTTGACATTACAGATTTCGATTACGTAAACTATGTTTACAATATCGACCGTATGCAGCTCAATGAAGAACTCGCAACCGCAATTATGCTTGGCGATGGCAGAGCAATCGGCGATGCTGACAAGATATCTTCCGAACATATCAGACCTATCTGGACGGATGATGATTTATATACCATCCACGCCGATATTGACCTGAAGAAGGCTAAGGCGGAGATACAGGGTACCAACACTTCTGCAAACTTCGGCGATAACTACATCCTTGCTGAGGCGTTCATCTCTACGCTTCTGTATTCTCGTGAGCATTATAAGGGCAGTGGTCAGCCTGACCTTTATATCACACCCCACATGCTTAATGTGATGCTCCTTGCTCGTGACCTTAACGGTCGCAGAATTTATTCTTCTGTTTCTGAGCTCGCATCTACACTTAATGTCGGTGGTATCCATACTGCTGAACAGTTCGATGGCAAGACAAGAACGACATCCGATAACAAGACTAAGAAACTTGTTGGTCTTGTTGTAAATCTGGCTGACTATTCGCTCGGTGCTACTAAGGGCGGCGAAGTATCTCACTTTACAGACTTTGATATCAACTTCAACCAGCTCCTGAGCCTTATCGAGACACGTACTTCCGGCGCACTTACAAGAGTATACTCTGCAATCGCTATCGAGGAAGACGTAACTCCCACAACAGGCGGCTAAGATTATTTTACGCTAAGGAGGAAAATTCAAAATGGCTAAGTTTTGTGGATTCGTTGGATTTTGTGAAACTGTAGAGACCTCTCCGGATGTTTTCTCTAAGGTCGAGACTCGAAAAAAGTATTACGGTGATGTCCTGCGAAACACAAGACGTTGGGAACGCACTGAACATCTCAATGATGACCTCAATGTAAGCAATAAGATAAGTATTATTGCAGACCCGTATGCTTTTGAGAAATTTGCCTTCATACGCTATGTCGAGTGGAATAATGTTAAATGGAAAGTATCGGATGTGGATATCGAACGTCCACGTCTGATACTGACTATAGGGGGTGTATATAATGAAGAGCAGGATGCAGATTCATGACCTACTTTCAAAACTACTCGGCGAAAAGGTACGATTATATTTTCAGCCACCCGAAAAGTCCAAGATGCAGTATCCTTGTGTATTGTATTCATTAAGCGATTTACCGGATAAAAAGGCTGATAACATTACGTACAAAAAAACGGATAAGTATATGCTTACCGTAATAAGTATAAATCCTGACTCGGATATCCCCGAAAAAATCAGGAATTTACCGAGATGCAGATTTGAAAAGTTTTATACTGCGGACAATCTTAATCATTGGACGTTTGTTATAACAGTAAATTATAAGGAGGACTAAACTATGTCTGATTCTAAGAAAATAGTATGGGACGATACTGGTAGTAAGATTTTCGAGTATGGTCTCGACCGTGGTGTCCATTACACCATTGATGATAACGGTGCTTACGTTCACGGTGTTCCGTGGAACGGTCTTACAAAGGTTGATGAAAAGCCCACCGGCGCAGAAAGCAATGACATTTACGCCGATAACATCAAGTATGGCAGCATTCAGGGCGCTGAAAAGTTCGAGGCTGGCATCGAAGCGTTCACGTATCCCGACCAGTTCGCAGAATGTGATGGTTCCACAGAAGTTGCACCCGGCGCAAAGATCGGACAGCAGGCAAGAAAGCCTTTCGGCTTTTCGTACAGATCGCTTATCGGCAACGATGTCAAAGGTGAAGGATTCGGTTACAAGATTCATCTTGTATATGGGTGTAAGGCTTCTCCTTCGGATAAGAGCCGTGAGACTGTAAACGACTCTGTAGACGCAATGTCTATGTCTTGGGACCTTACAACAACACCTGTTAATGTAACAGGCTATAAGCCCACAGCTACATTCGAAATCGACTCAACTCGCACCGATGCGACTAAGCTTGCTGCTATCGAAGAAATACTGTACGGAACGGATGACACCGAGGCTCGCATGCCTCTTCCTGACGAAATTATTGCACTTCTCAAGGGAGAGACAAGTTCCGCATCAGATCCGACTAATCCGTAAATAAAACCACACAAACATTGAGGAGGGCTTGAAATACAGCTCTCCTCTTTTAATTAAGAAAGGAAATTTATTATGATCGTTAAAACTATTAAGTACACTGACTATAACGGCGAAAAGCGCGAAGAAGATTTTTACTTCAACTACAGCCGCGCTGAGATGATTGAGATGGAAGCTTCTGTTGAAGGCGGTATGAATGTAAAAATCAAGAAAATCATACAGTCCAAGAGTACAAAAGAGGCTATGGTTCTTATTAAGGACATCATTCTCGGTGCGTACGGCATTAAGTCCGATGACGGTAAGAGATTCATCAAGACCGATGATATTCGTAAATCGTTCGAAGAGTCCGAGGCATATTCCGAACTTCTTGTTGAGTTCATCACAGATGCAACTCAGGGTGAGGCTAAGAAAATTACGGAATTCATCAACGGTCTTATAAACACTTCCGGTGTAGCAAACATAAGTGCATTACCTGCTGCATCCGGAGCTTCAAACTGAAACTAAGCGGAGGTTAGAATATGCTGCAATTAGTAATCCCTGACCTTGAGTTTTGGAACCCTAAGACAGAGGAGTTCCTTTATGAAAAGGGTTGTACAATACAGTTGGAGCATTCGTTGGTATCAATTTCAAAATGGGAAGCAAAGTATCATAAAGCTTTTCTCGGTAAGCAGGAAAAGACAAATGCTGAGCTTATAGATTACATTCGTTTTATGACCATTACACAAAACGTTCCGCAAAAAGTATATACCCATCTAAAAAAGAAAGAATTTGACATCATAAATGCTTATATAGATAATCCTATGTCGGCTGTAAAATTCTTTGATGAAGAAGCTGGAAACAGTTCCGATACCGTGACCTCCGAACTTATATATTACTGGATGATAGCATTAAACATACCTTTTGAGTGTCAGAAATGGCATCTTAATAGGTTGTTATCGCTTATTCGAGTATGTAACATGAAAAATAGAGCCGCATCTAAGAGCGGTAAAAGAAGTCAAAAAGATATTCTTCGCCAGAATGCGGCTCTTAATGCGGAAAGAAGAAAGAAATTAAATTCTAAGGGGTGATTACTATGGGTTATACAAATATTGGTCTGGTAAAGCATGCGAAGATGGCTCTTGCTCTCCATACTAAGTATATGTGGGGTGGAATACTCCGTCTTATTGACACTAACTACTACAATCAGCTTCACGATTACTGGGGTAATTATCCCGGGTCTGGCTATACCGATAAAAGATGGGCTGAGCTTAAATCTCTTATCGGCAAAAACTATTACGGTTGCGATTGTGTTGGGCTTATTAAGTCCTATTACTGGTCGGGAAAAGATGATGGCGGAACGGGTTCACCCAATTATGCTAAGACTGGTTATCCTGATGTTAATGCCAATCTTATGTACAATGCGGCGAAGGTTAAGGGTAGTATCGCTTCTCTCCCCGAAGTGCCGGGTGTTATCGTATACTGTAAGACACATCCGCATGTGGGTGTTTATATAGGAAATGGCGAAGTAATTGAGTCTACGCTTGGTTCACGCGGCGATGGTGTTGTTAAAACAAAGCTCAGCGCCTTTAAGTGGGAATACTGGTTCGAATGTCCATACATCGACTACATCAAAACGGCTGCTCAGACTAAAGTTACCATCAATGTTGGTGACAAGGTTAAGATAAAGAAGACAGCTCAGTTTTATGCTATAGTTGGTAAAAAGATAGCCATTCCTGACTATGTTAAGAACAAGAAGTTCACAGTCGCTAACGTGAGCGGCACTAAATCTCTTATCAAGGAGATTTATTCGTGGGTCAATAACAGCGACCTTGAAAAAGTGTAAGGAGTGTTCCTGAATGGTGACGATTAAGCAAAAGGGCGACTTTAAGAAGCTTACGAGTTACTTAGAGAGAGTTAAAGAAACCTTTGATATAGGAATTCTTGATAAGTATGGTAAAGCAGGCGTAGCCGCTCTTGCGTCAGCGACACCTGTGGACACTGGTAAAACAGCAAATTCTTGGTCGTACAAGATAACACGAACAAACGGAAGGGTATCACTTTCGTTTTTAAACTCAAATATTCAAAATGGTTGCCCAATCGCTGTAATATTACAATATGGGCACGCCACCAAAAATGGTGGATGGGTGGAAGGCAGGGACTATATCAATCCTGCTATCCGCCCTATTTTTGACTCTATAGCAAATGAAGCGTGGAAGGAGGTTACTCGTCAATGAGTAGAGAAATAGATGAAACAATTGTCGAAATGCAATTTGACAATCGAGATTTCGAAGCTAACGTAAAAACGAGTATGTCAACGCTTGAAAAGCTTAAAGAAATGCTGAACTTTAAAAAGGTTCCTAAGGGTTTCGATGAGCTTAGTAGCGCTGCAAAAGATGTAAACCTCTCTCCCATAGGTTCTGCTGTAGAAAGCATTCAAGCAAAATTTTCTGCTCTTGAGGTTATTGGTGTTACTGCACTTGCTAACATCACTAATTCAGCTATAAATACGGGCAAACAGCTTCTGGCATCTTTAACGGTAGACAACATATCGGCAGGCTGGGAAAAGTTTGGGCAGAAAACAACATCTGTATCTACACTGGTATCTCAGGGATATGATCTTGACGAGGTAAACGCACAGCTTGAGAGATTAAACTGGTTTACAGATGAAACCAGTTATAACTTTACTGATATGGTTGCTGAAATAGCAAAATTTACAGCATCCGGTCAGGGACTTGAAGACTCCGTTTCTGCTATGGAGGGTATAGCTAACTGGGCTGCACTCTCTGGGCAGAATGCGACAACAGCAAGCCGTGCAATGTATCAGCTTTCTCAGGCGATGGGTAAAGGTGCGTTACGCTATGACGACTGGAAATCCATACAGAATGCAAGTATGGATACAATTGAATTTAGACGTAATGCTGCTGATGCCGCTACCACTTTAGGAAAGTTAAAAAAAGTTGCTCAGGACACATATGCCTACATAGATGAGAATGGGAAAATTAGCGAGGATACGGTTTCACTAAATGATTTATTCACATCTGATGGATTGACAAAAGCTGCTTGGCTTGACACCGATGTAATGATGAAGACATTCAAGTCTTATTCGTCAGCCGTTGACACTGTATACAATTACGTACAGGAAAAGGGCGGCACGGCAAGTGAAGCCATCGAAGCTCTTGGAGATAATGTAGATGCATTCGGTTTAAAAGCATTTAAAGCAGCTCAGGAAGCACGCACTTGGGTCGATGTACTCGACTCTGTTAAAGATGCAGTCAGCACAGGATGGATGAATACGTTCCAGAACATTTTTGGTGACTACGAGGAAGCCAAAACGCTGTGGACAGACCTTGCAAATGAACTCTGGGAAGTGTTTGCTTCAGGCGGTGATGAACGTAATGAAGTATTGTCCGAATGGAAAAAGCTTGGCGGGCGTGATCTCCTCTTTATCAATACTGAAGAGGAAACTGGAGCCATGTGGAATCTTTATTATGCATTGACAGATATTCTTGGCTTAATAAAAGATGCGTTTCGGGAAATATTTCCGCCTAAAACAGCTCAGCAGCTTTATGACATAACTGCAAAGTTCAAGGAATTAACTGAAAATTTCAAAATGAGTGATGAGACCAGTCAGAACTTGAAAAATACACTTCAGGGTGTGTTTGCAGTTCTTGATATGGTAGGAAGAGGTGTTGGAGCGGTAATAAAGGGCTTCAAACCTTTGCTTGGCTTGTTTGGAGATATTTCAGGTGGTCTGCTCGGAATGACTGGTTCTTTCGGTTCTTGGCTTACTGAGATTGATAAGTCTGCGAAGGAACTTGGTGTTTTTGAGACTATAACCAATACCATAGCAAAAGGTGTTCAGAAGTTTGTGGATGTTATTAAGGCGGCACCCGGAAAGATAAATGAATTCTTTACATCACTCACCGGTATATCAGTTGGTGATGCTTTAGGAGCCGTAGGGCAAAAGATATCGGAAGCTATAGGGCTTATTGTAAAGGCAGTACAGGATATTGGAAATGCTGACACAAGCGGCATCGACAATTTTGTTGAAAAGATAAAGACGCGTTTTAAGCCTTTAACAACACTTTTTGGTGGTATCGCCAATATCTTTAAATCGGTATGGAAAGCATTGCAGAAGCTCTCCCCGGTATTTGGAGCACTTGCTACCGCAGTTGGCAAAGCGTTTGATGGTCTTGCAACTGGAATTTCAAATGCCATAGATAATGCCGATTTTAACACACTTCTTGACCTTATAAATGGCGGTATTATGGTATCCATAATGGCAACTTTAAAAAAAGTTGCTGATAACTTAAAGGGTGTAACAGGCGTTGCTAAGAGTGCATCAGGTATTCTTAAGAACATAAAAAGTATACTCGGCGGTGTAAGAGAAACTCTCGAAGTATATCAACAAAATCTCCAAGCCAATGCACTGCTCAAAATAGCCGCTGCGATAGGTATTATTACAGTTGCGCTTATAGCTTTGTCAATGGTTGATTCAAAAAAGTTGAGTATTGCACTCGGCGCAGTAACATCGGCATTCCTTGACTTATTTGCTGCTATGGGTGTGTTCCAGAAAACCCTCGGCGGTGATGGAATGAAGGGTGCAAGTAGTGCAGCAACTTCTATGCTGATCCTTTCGGCAGCAGTTCTGGTGCTTTCTGATGCGATGGTTAAACTTTCGGTATTAGATTGGGAAGACGTTCTAAAGGGTGTCGGAGCAATCGGAGTGCTGATGGGTGAGCTTATTATATCTGCAAATGAGCTTTCAAAAGTCAGTGGTAAACTGATAAAAGTTTCTGCCGGACTTGTTATATTTGGTCTTGCTATAAATGAACTTGTCAAACCAGTGGTAACACTTGGAGGTCTTGATATAGAGTCACTTGGTAAAGGCTTGCTCGGTGTATCGGCACTTATTGCTGATATATCTTTGTTTATGCTTACTACCGAGTTTAGTAAGATGAATGTGAGTCAGGGTCTCGGTTTGCTTGCTCTTGCCGAAGCCGTTAAGGTATTAAGTGATGCCGTAGGCAAATTTGCTGATATGGACATCGAGAAAATGATGCAAGGTCTCGCTGGCGTAACAATTGTGCTTGGTGAACTTGTTATATTTACTCAGCTTACCGGAGAGTCGAAGAAAGTTATTTCAACTGCTACTGGTCTTGTCATTCTTGGCGCTGCAATGAACATATTTGCGGCTGCTGTAGAAAAGTTTGGTCAGCAAAGTTGGGAAGAACTCGCTAAAGGTCTCGGCGCAATGGCTGTATCATTGGGTATAGTTGTTGTGGCTATGGAGAAGATGCCTAAAGATATTTTGGGTAAAGCGGCAGGTCTTGTAGTTCTCGGCGCTGCTCTTAATATCATTGCATCTGCTGTAAACCAATTTAGTGAATTGTCATGGGATGAGCTTTCCAGAGGTATAACAGCCTTAGGTGGTTCGCTTCTGATAATAATAGGTGCTCTTAAAAATATGGAGGGCACATTAAAAGGATCTGCGGCATTACTCGTCGCAGCCGCTGCTTTGGCAATAATGGCACCCGTACTTAAAACTCTTGGCTCTATGAATATAGGGCAGGTTGTTGTGGGGCTTACTGCTTTAGCTGGTGTATTTGCTGTTATAGGTATAGCCGCAAAATTATTGCAGCCTGTGGTTCCGGCAATGCTCGGTCTTGCAGGTGCTGTAGCACTGATAGGCGTAGCTGTTTTAGCTGTCGGAGCTGGATGTATGCTGTTTGCTACAGGTCTTGGCGCGATTGCAGTTGCCGGAACAGGTGCGGCGGCGGCAATAGTTCTTATAGTTGAAGCTGTATTGAGCTTGATACCGCAAGTCTTTGTTAAGCTCGGAGAAGCCATTGTTGCATTATGTAAAGTAATAGCTGATGGTGCTCCTGCTCTTGGTGAAGCAGTTAAAGCTGTAATATTGACTTTAATTGATGTGGCGGTATCATGTATTCCGGCGCTCGTTAAAGGTGCACTGGAACTTATAGTTCAGTTACTCGATGCATTAGTCGAAAATGGACCAAAAATAGTTAAGGGATTATTCGAGTTTCTTATTCAGATGCTCGATGCCCTAACCGAATACGGCCCAAAGCTTGTAGACTCACTGATAACATTCATCTTACAAATTGTAGATGGATTGTCAGATAGAATGCCTGACATTATGTCTTCAGTAGTCAAGTTCCTCGACTCTTTGTTCTCGGGAATACTCGGAGCTATAGGAGATATTATCGGTTCCTTTATTGGAAACGTAATCAGTAGCATTGCAAATGCCATAGCTGAAGGATTACCAAAGCTTGGTGAGCATTTGTCACAGTTTGCTGTGAAATTACAGCCGTTCTTAAATACTGTATCGGGTATATCTGAGGACTCTATGAAGGGTGTAAGAATACTTGCCGAAACGATACTGTATATTACAGCGGCAGAACTCCTTGATTCGGTTTCTTCTTTCGTTTCGATGTTCAGCGGCGGTAATAGCTCAAAGTTCGGAGATACAATAGTGTCGTTCGGCGAAAGTATGGCTAAGTTTGCTGACGTTACAAAGAACATAGATAACCGAAAAGCTCAGGGCGCCGCTCTTGCCGCTATAATGCTTGCTGATTTTGCAAATAACCTCCCTAAAGAGGGTGGGTTATGGCAGAAAATAGCTGGTACTGGCGATCTTGTGAAGTTCGGGGAAGAAATAGAACAGTTCGCTCCACACTTCGCATCATATGCTCGAACAGTTTCGGACATTACCGATACGGATGCAATCGTCGCGTCATCAATTGCTGCAAAATCGCTTGCTGACTTTGCAAATAATCTTCCGAGGCACGGTGGTGAATGGCAGAAGTTTATAGGTGAAAACTCGCTTGCGGGATTTGCTGAAGAAATGAAAGCCTTTGCTCCAGCACTAAAGAGTTATGCTAAGGAAGTAGCTGACTTAGATGGTGATGTAATAACTAAATCAGTTACAGCAGCATCTTCTATACGCGATTTCGCAGCTAACTTACCAGCTCACGATGGTGTTTGGCAGTCTTGGGTCGGAGATGCTTCTCTTGTATCATTTGCAGAGGAGTTAAAGAGCTTCGCTCCAGCACTTAAAAGCTATGCAAATTCCCTTGGCGATCTTGACACAACAGTAATAACAAGCTCGGCTACAGCGGCTATGTCTTTGGCTCAGCTTGCAAAAAATTTACCGGACCAGGGTGGTCTTGTTGCTTGGTTTGCTGGTGACAATACCCTGGAACAGTTTTCCAAGGGATTACCGATACTTGCTACTGCAATGAAGCAGTATGCACAAAATCTTGGTAACAGCTTTAATTCGACTGCTGTTGAAGCATCTGCTAAAGCAGCACAGGCACTTGGCGAACTGGAACGTAACTTACCGGATACTGGTGGTATCGTTTCGTGGTTTGCCGGCGATAATACACTTTCGGCATTTTCAAAGGGTCTCCCAGTTCTTGGCACAGCGTTACATGATTATGCGGTTAACCTCGGAACCTTTGACCCTGCTATCGTTGAGTCTTCCGCATATGCTTTAACGGCATTGGCTAATCTTGAGAAGGGTTTGTCAAACTCTGGCGGTTTAAAGGCTCTTGTCGAGGGTGACAATACCCTTTCGCTTTTCGGTGAAAGTATTTCTGCTCTTGGTGTTGATCTTAACAAGTTCTATACTAACATACAGAATATTAAAACCGAACAACTTGAAGCAACTATTCAGGAGCTTCATAAGCTGATAGAATTGGTAGAGAAGATGTCAAAACTCGACTCTGCTAATATTGAAGCATTCGGCGAGGCACTTAAAAAGATAGGAGAAACCGGTGTAAGTGATTTCTTGGCATCATTTAATAATTCTTCAGCCGATATCGGTGCAGCGGCATTGACACTACTCAATGCGTTTGTTGACGGTATCCAGACAAATCAAAATGTTCTGAATTCGGCTTTCAAGGGTATGGTTGATGATGCTATTAAATCAATCAAGGATAAATCCAATGATATGAAAACTGCCGGTAGTACAATGCTCGACAATCTTGTTAAGGGCTTAACCGAGTCTAAAGCCAAAGTATCAACCGGTATGGCAGAGTTTATGAAGGAAGCAATATCGGCTTTGAAAGAATACTATAAGGGATTTAAAGACCTCGGCGTTCAAATTGTCGACAACTTCACTTCTGGAATTACGGAGTCAACAAAGACTAAAACTGCTGATATAGGCAAGGCTTTCGCACCTATTATTAAAGAGATAACTAAAGGCTTTAATGATAATCAGAAGGTATTTACCGAGGCAGGAGAAACCGTAATAGCGAAGTTCATTACCGGTATGAGCAATAAGAGAACGGCACTTCAAAATGAGTTAAAGTCTCTTATAGATGCTTGTCTCACAACCATTCGCAATAAGTACACCGAATACCAGTCAGCAGGTGAACAGACAATTGTCAAATTTATCGCTGGTGTTCGTTCAAAAGAGACAGAGCTTAAACAGGCTTATGTTTCTCTTATGAATATGTGTCTTACTGCAATAAAAGACAAGTACCCTGAGTTCCAAACATCCGGTGAGACTACGGTTATACGTTTCATTGCCGGTGTAAGAACAAAAGATACAGAGGTTTCGGAAGCTTTTGTTGGTATGCTTGAGGCGGCATTAACCGCTATAAAAAATAAGTATACCGATTTCCAAACGGCGGGCGGAAATGTTGTAACGTATTTCGTAAATGGTGTAAAGAACAACAATTCATCTATATCGTCTCAATTTACATCAATGTGCGATAGTGCTATAACCGCTATAAGGAATAAGTATCAAGGTTTCTATGATGCTGGTAAGTATCTTGTAGATGGACTTGCTGCTGGTATAAAGGCTAACAAGTCAACTGCTATAAATCAGGCGGCTGCTGTCGCTGAAGAAGCATTAAAAGCGGCAAAGAAGAAGCTCGGCGTAAATTCTCCTTCCGTAGAATTCTACAAAGTTGGCGATTTTGCTGGGCAGGGTCTCGTTCTTGGATTACAGGACTCGGAAAGATCCGCATATTACGCCGGTGCAAATATGGCAGAGTCAGCTATGGATGGATTGCGTAACGCATTCTCACAAATAGCAGACACTATCAACACAAATATTGATACTGAACCTGTCATCACGCCAGTTCTCGATTTGACCAATATTGAGGATGGCGCACGGCGAATAGATGCTACATTCAGCAGGACGCAGGCAGTTGGAATATCGGCTGCTGAAACGCGTAACAGTACAACAACAGTTGCGGAAAATCAAAATGGAGCTACTGCCGCTGGCAATGTCTACGAATTCAACCAGTATAACTACTCACCCAAGGCTCTGTCTACAATAGAAATCTATCGTCAGACGAAGAACCAGTTCTCAGCACTGAAAGGAACGGTGACATCGTAATGATAAAGAAAATTACAGTCACCAATTACTTGGGTGACACTATAGAATTGGAATTAGCGAGACCCGAGAAATCGGGTTTCCTAATCCGTTCGATAACCGGTCTCGGACCTCCTAAGGCAACAATCAATACTACTGAGGTTGCAACAAATGATGGCTCGTTGTTCAATTCATCTCGTGCAAGTCAAAGAAATATTGTCATCGACTTGGTTTTTGTTGATAGTGTTCTAAACGAAACCATAGAAGATCTAAGGCAAAAGACATACAAGTATTTCCCTCAAAAAAGAGATATTTCTTTGATTATTGAGACTGACAATAGGCGTGTCAGCACATCCGGATATGTTGAGAGCAACGAGCCAAATATTTTCTCCGAACAAGAGAACACAACAATTTCAATCATATGCCCCGATCCGTATTTCTATGCAATAACCGAAGACGGCAATCAAACCACAGATTTTTACAGCGTGGAACCTATATTTGAGTTTCCGTTTAGCAACGAGTCTCTTTCCGAAAAGCTTATTGAGATGAGTTCAATGGAAATGAAATCAGAGGGTGTCGTTGTATATGAAGGCGATGCTGATGTGGGTGTGTCAATATTCATTCACGCTATCGGTGATGCATCCGGTATTAACATCTATAATACCGAGGTACGTGAGTATATGCGGATAGACACGAACAAGATACTTGCTTATACTGGAAAAGGTGTATCCGCAGGTGATGACATTATCATAACGACATCAACAAACAGCAAGGGCATCTGGTTGCAAAGGCAGGGCGTGACATATAACATCCTTAACTGCCTTGATAAAAACACAGACTGGTTTACACTGCGCCGCGGAGATAATATCTTCGCTATTACTGCCGATGGTGGTGTAAGCAATCTTCAATTCCGAATTGAAAACAAAATAGTGTATTGGGGTGTATAAAGTATGAACATAATCGTTTTGGACACAAATCTCGATGCGATAGCAATACTGGATACATTCAAATCGCTTATATGGGCTGACCGATTTAGAGAGGCTGGAGATTTTGAAGCTTACTTCGCAATGGAGCAAAGGCTTTTGGATTATCTTAAAGAGGACTACTATCTTTCTATAGCTAATTCCGAACATCTTATGATAATCGAAAATCTTGCTATAAATTCGGATGTCGAGGAAGGAAATAATCTTGTCATCAAAGGACGTTCTGTCGAGTCAATACTTGACAGAAGGATTGTATGGGGACAGCGTTCTATTAAAGGAAATCTTCAAAATGGAATTCGTACTTTGCTTAATGAGAACGTAATATCCCCGTCCATACCCAGTCGAGCCATTTCAAATTTCGTATTTGAAGAGTCCGACGACCCGGCTATTACCAGCTTAAAAGTCGATGCTCAGTATACAGGAACTGATTTGTATGATGTAATCAAAGGTCTCTGCGAGTCCAATAATATTGGGTTTAAGATAACGTTGAACGATAATAAGCAGTTTGTATTCAAGTTGTATGCCGGCAAGGACCGTTCATATGACCAGACTGTTAATCCTTATGTTGTCTTTTCACCGAGGTTCGATAACATCATCAACAGCAACTACTATACTTCCAAATCAAATTTGAAGACGGTAACATATGTAGCCGGTGAAGGCGAAGGTACTGCCAGGAAAAGTGCTGTAATCGGTAGCGGTTCCGGATTAACACGTCGAGAACTATTTACTGATGCTCGTGATATTTCATCAGATACCGAGGGCGGAACCCTTACCGATGCCGAGTACATGGCAAAGCTTCGTGCCAGAGGTATAAAAAAGCTTGCTGAGCATACAACGGCTACCGCATTTGAAGGAAAAGCAGATGTAACCCATTCATTCAAGTATGGTGAAGATTTCACGATGGGTGATACTGTGCAAGTGGCTAATGAATACGGTCACGAAAGCGCGGCTTATATTTCTGAGATAATAATATCTCAAGACAATGGCGGTATTTCGATATACCCCACATTTAAGACAATAACAGAGGAGGGAGAAACCGAATGAGTGTAACCTATGGGTTTTACAACTCGTTAAACGGTGACCGCAAATATGATGCGGTTCAGATGTCGAGCATTTTTGACGGCTTGATTATTGATGGAGTGTTTGCATCTATCGGAACGGCATTCGTAGCTGAGGCTGCTGGCGGTCTTGTGGTAAATGTCGGTATAGGAAAAGCGTGGTTTAACCATACTTGGACTTACAATGATGCCATACTCCCGATTACGATGCCTATATCAGAAGTTCTTCTTGACAGAATTGATGCTATCGTTCTGGAGATCAACTCAACTGAGTCGGTTCGTGAAAACTCTATTAAGGTTCTTACCGGTACCCCATCGAGTGTTCCTGTAAGACCTACGCTCGTAAACGAGGGAACAGTTCATCAGTATCCGTTATGCTTCATTTATCGCAGATATGGAAGTACCGAAATCGACGCATCCGACATTACCAATATGGTGGGTACGGATTATACACCATTTGTAACAGGCATCTTACAGACTGTAAGTCTCGATTCACTTCTTGGACAGTGGAGAGCATCGCTTGATAAGTTCATAAAGAAGGAGTCAGCAGAGATTGATGCTTGGACAGCTCAGGAAGAAGCTGATATGAACGCTTGGTTTGAACAGATGCAGGCTGATATGCGTTCTGAGCAAACGGTATTAGACCAGTGGATAGAAAGTGAACAGGATGACTTCATAGATTGGTTCAACCAGATGAAAGGACATCTCGACACTGATATAGCTGGTCATCTTCAGCTTGAAATCGACAAAGCCGAGATAGAGCGGATACTTACTGTCGGATTTGTTGATGGTTCCAAAGTCTTCTCTGATGATGGAACGGTTATCACAGCTACAGCGAGTGACGGACGTACACTGACTAAGACATTTACAAATGGTTTTATGACCATGACGAATGTCCTTAAAAGCTCGGCTGGCGCAGAAATTGCACGAATGGTAAAGACATTCGATGCGAGCGGTAAACTTATAAATACCGTTGTGACATACACATAAGGAGGAAAATTCAAAATGGCAGAAGAAGATCTTATCTTTGGTAAAAATCGTCATTTCTTCGGCGGTATAGAGCCGTCAAATATGAAGGTGTTTACCGCTGGTCTTGATGCAGAGGCAGGAAAAGTGCGTATCGTTGCAACGCTTCCTGACAATACCGTCATAAATGATCAGACTCTCTGTATTGTTGCAGGAGCAATTATTCGTAGGAAGACTACGGGTTATCCGGTTGACGAATTCGACGGCGATCTTGTCGCCAACATAAAGACATCCGCAAATATGCTTGACCCAAACACCAATCCTACGGGGACATACTACTACGCTGCTTTCCCGTACACAACACAGGGTGTCTACAATCGCAACCCCAATACTCGCGCTGTAGTGAATGAGCCTGAACCTATGACCACATTCACGGCTTCGTCCGTATATGATGGCGGTACACAGACAGCAACTGTAAGTATAAATGCCGTTCTTCCTTCGGGTGTTGCTGGTGCTGTTATAAGAAAGAGCACTACCGGTTACCCGATTGATGAAACCGATGGCGATGCGTTTATGACCATATCGGCAAGCGGCACTTATACTGATGCCTCCGTCGAGGTCGGTGGTACATACTATTACGCAGCTTTCCCGTTTACGAGCACGGGTGCATATAACAGGAGCGAGACAAACCGTGCGACAGTAACGGTAAGCAGATACGAATATCTGTTTGGATTTGACCTTGATATGTCAGACCAAACAGCTTCAACCCGCGTTACATATCCTGATGATGTTGATAATGCGGCTTACACACCTGCAAAGATGAATTTCTCAACTGGGCAGTTCAACTACGGCAGTTGGAATATAACACCTGGTACGAAGTTTATGCCTCGTCCTTGTATGCAGAACTTCGATAATACAGTTGCGTATTACCTCGATCCCGATGATAACACCAAGAAGGCTGACGGAACTTCGTCCGATGTTGCAAACACATCATTCAACGGCAATGCGATGATGGAATGGGGGAAGATATACGTTCATCGTGAAGTTGTTGATGGCGTTTATAAATTCCGCTGCTCGAATGTCAAAATGGGAGATGACTGGGAATGTTACTCCAACTATGACCGCAACAATAACGAAATAGACCATTTCTATACTCCTATATACTTTGGTTCCCTCGTATCTAACAAACTTCGTTCACTCAGCGGACAGTCTAATATGGTGTCTAAGTCGGCTTCTGACGAGATAACCTATGCCAAAGCAAACGGCAATGACTGGTATACCGAAGTTCTTGCTGACCGACTTCTGATCGAGGATCTTCTCGTAATGATGGCAAAGTCCACTGATACGCAGGAGTCTTACGGCTATGGTGTTGTAAGTGCGTCTGCGGCAATTTCGACAGGAACAATGAATACCAAGGGTATGTTCTGGGGTTCAAGCGACAAGACAAGCGGTGTAAAGGTCTTCGGTATGGAGAATTTCTGGGGCAATATCCGTCGCCGTATTGCTGGCTGGATGTATGTAAACAGAGCACAGAAGGTAAAGCTTACTCGCGGCACACACGATGGCTCTACTGCATCCGATTACAATATAGACGGAACTGGCTACATCACCGTTGCCAATTCGAAATTTACCGGTTCAAGTGGTGGCTATATAAGCGAGATGCTTGTAGAGGATTACGGACGGTTACCCAAGGGACTGAGCGGTTCAAGTTCCACATTCGAGGCTGATATCGCGTACTTTAATGACAGTGGTACTTTCTATGCCTATGTCGGCGGCAATTGGGGCAATGGCCTGGTAGCCGGTGCTTTCTATGTGGCTTTGGCCAATGCCGCGTCGAATACGGACACGAGCATCGGCGCCGCTCTCTCTTGTAAACCACTTGCCGCGTAAAGGAGAGGTTTGGAGAACGTAGTTCTCCGAGAACAAGTTTTAAAAATAATTCAAAATGGGATATATACTGCGACCGTGCCAATGTCGGCGGCAATTGGAACAATGACCTGAAAGCCGGTGCTTTCTATGTGAATTTGAACAATGCCGCGTCGAATACGAACACGAACATCGGCGCCGCTCTATCTTATCTAAAAGATTACGCTCACTTAATGCAGTATGTATTCCTCACCGCTTGGTGAAAATTAACTCGGTGCAAGCGCCTGTTAGTAGCTGCAAAGATGTCGAAAGCGGGCGAGAGGATAAGAGAGCATGAAATCTTACAACCATCTGTATGAAGTATGCATTTCCGAGAGCAATCGTAGGGAAGCAATAAAAGCCGCTAAAAGTAGTAAGCGCATCAGAAAACTGCTTAAAAAGCACCATATGTCTGATGATTATATTCTTGCCGCATCATATGATTGGATAGTAAACTATGCGAATGCAGAGCACACTCCCGTTGTTATACACGAGGGAACACAACAGAAAGAGCGTAACATATTGGTTCCGACAATTTCAGAATTGATTGTGCAGCATTGTGTTGTGAATGCTTTGAAACCTATGTTCTGGAAAGGAATGTATGAGCATAGTTACGCGAGTTTACCGAAGCGTGGCTCACATAAAGGTAAGAAGACCGTTGAAAAATGGATAAAGCACGACCGTAAGAATGTTAAGTATGTACTGAAAATGGACATACGGCACTTCTTTGACAGTATTCCTCACGATATCTTAAAATCTAAGCTATCTGAGAAAATACACGATGAGCGGATGCTCGACCTTTTATTCAAGATCATAGATGTAACAGATGTAGGACTGCCTTTAGGTTTTTATACTTCACAATGGTTCTCAAACTGGTACTTGCAGGAGCTTGACCATTATATTAAGGAAGAGCTTCACGCAGTACACTATATTCGGTATATGGACGATATGGTTATATTCGGTTCGAATAAGAAAAACTTGCACCAAATCAGACTTGCTATTTCAGATTATCTCGGTCATAAACTTGGACTTGAGCTAAAATCAAACTGGCAAGTCTATCGCTTTTCATACGGGGATGACAAAGGTCGCGACCTTGATTTTATGGGCTTTCGGTTCTATCGAGAAAAGACAACGCTACGGCGTTCAATAATGCTCAAAATGACAAGAAAGGCGAGAAAGATAGCCAAAAAGAAGAAAATCACGATTTATGATGCACGGCAGATGGTATCTTATATCGGGTGGTTGGACCATACCAACTCTTATAATGTATATTTATCGCACATTAAGCCCTTTGTAAGTTTACGTGCCTTGAAACATAAGGTGTCGCAGTGCGCCAAACGTGATGCAAAACAATTATATTTAAAACTCGTTAGCCTATATACGGGGAAAGGAGGAAAACGGTATGGAAATAAAGTACCGTTCGGTAGAAAGTACCATAAGACCGTTGTCATTCGAAATAGCGGGTGATATGGTCTATCTTCGCAAGGACATCAGTGAGGTAAAGCGCACGATTGATGACCAGACAACAACCTACTGGACATATCAGGAAGCGATACTCACAAATAAGGACTTCAATAATTATGCTAATGCTATGCTGGTTTCCGGTCAGCTCAACGGAAACGAAAGCCAGCTTGTCATTATGGATGCTATTGCTGACCTTTATGATATCGTTGCGAGTATGATGTAAGGAGGCATTTCAAATGGTCGGAGTGTATTGCATGCTTATCATCAACAAGCGCAGGTCTTTTGACGCTATTCCCGACAAATTCAAGGAAGAGGTCAAAGAAAAGCTCAAAGAACTCGGTTATGACACCGATGGCAACCCGATTGCTGCGGAGGTATGACCGTGTTTTTAGATTTAATTATATTTTTAGTAGGAGGTAGCAGGAACATGGTAGCACTGTATGTTGCCCTTATCATCGCGGGCAGAAGAACCTTTTCTCAGGTTCCGGACAGGTTCAAGGCTGCTGTAAGAGCTGATCTCGAAGCTCTCGGTCTTGACGAAAACGGCAATGTGAAGCCTATAGACGGCGACGCATAATTCAGGAGGTGGCTTATGAGTTGTACTATTTCGGGAACGACCATAAACCTTACAAGAGGTGACACATTCCGGGCTATTGTCACGCCGATACTTCCTGACACAGACAACGAACCTTATATTCCTGTTGAGGGTGACAGCATACGCTTTGCCCTTAAGCAGAAATACGAGGATGTTGTGCCTATACTGGTGAAAGATATTCCCATAGACACTTTGGAGCTTGTTTTAAGACCTGAAGACACCAAAGAAATGCCATATGGGAAGTATGTCTATGATATCCAGTTAACTTATGCTAACGGAGATATTGACACTTTCATAGCCAAGGCGAAATTCAACTTGACGGAAGAGGTGTATTGACCGTGGCTAAAGAATTATCCGGAATGTTAAATTCAAAAGGCGAGCTGGTCGGCAATCTTACCGTCGAGCGCGCAAAAGTTGAGCCTTATAGCGGGGATTATGAGGTTTATCCAAGCACGGAAGAGCAGGTCTTACACACCGCTAATAAGATATTGTCAAAAGATATTCGTATAGCGGCGATCCCCTACACAAATGTTTCGAATGAGTCCGGTGGACTCACAGCTTATATTGCCAAGGAGGTATAATACTATGGCAGACGAAAAGTACATTAACAAAGTCATATTCGGTGGCAAGACTCTTATTGATCTCACCGGAGACACGATCACACCCGAAAAGGTTCTGAGCGGCTACAAGGCGCATGACAAGTCCGGCGCTTCTATTACGGGTACCTGCACATTTGATGCGGATACAAGTGATGCTACAGCACTCGACTCGGAGATACTCTCCGGAAGGTCCGCCTATGTAAATGGTAATAAGATCGAAGGTGCGATGACCAACAACGGCGGTGTGACAGGCTCCATATCTACTAAGGATGGAGAATACACCATTCCGCAGGGTTATCACGACGGTTCAGGTAAGGTGGCGCTGGACGCAACCGAGAAGGCAAAGCTCGTCGCTGAGAATATTCGCAAAGATGTCAGCCTTTTCGGTATAACAGGTACTATGACAGGTACCGAGGACGTTAACGCCCAGACAGTTACCGTTGCTCCTTCTACTTCTCAGGATGTTGTCGTTACACCCGATACTGACCAGGGCTACAACTATCTTGCTCAGGTAACGATAAGCAAGATATCTTACGTCGAGACAGCTAATGAGGCTGGCGGCAATACTGTAACAATCGGCTAATAGGAGGGATTGTTAAATGGCTGTTGATAAAGCTGTTAATAAAGTCATATACGGCGGTAGGGTTCTTATGGACCTTACTGCCGATACTGTCACGGCAAGTCATCTGCAAAGAGGATATACGGCGCATGCAGCCGACGGTTCTGCAATAGTTGGAACAATGGATGCCGGTGGTAGCGACTCGGACGAAATTGATAGAATACTCACAGCCGGTTTAACAGACGGCTATAAGCAGTTTTCGGACGATGGTACCATCATCAGCACCACGGATTCACAAGGTCGAACGCTCACCAAGGCTTTCTCGGACGATTTTTTAACGTGTACCACGACACTTTATGATCCGAATGGTGTTATACTCGGTCAGACAGTCAAAACCTTTCAGGCAGACAGCGGTACGATCGTTACTACCGACTCAAAGGGGCAGACACTTGTCAAAGCCTTTTCCAGCGATCTGAAAACTATGAGCGCAGTATTGACCGACTCTCAGGATACTGAGATAGCTCGGTTAACCAAAACTTTTTCAGATGACGGACGTTCCATAGCCTCCGTTGTTGAATATGCATAACGGGAGGAATTATATTTATGGATCCGTGGGTACAGACGCTCGTATCTGTTGTTCTTGCGGTTATAGCATCGTCGGGGTTTTGGACATTCATAATGAAACGCTCAGAACGCAGTGATGTGAAAACCCAAATGCTTATAGGTCTCGGTCACGACAGAATAATGTCGCTCGGTATGGAGTACATAGAACGTGGTTCCATTACCTCGGATGAGTACGAAAACCTTTACGAGTACCTTTATAAGCCTTACGAGAAAATGGGCGGCAATGGTTCCGCCAAGCGTGTTATGGATGAAGTAAAGAAGCTTCCTATTCGTAATCCGCATATGGTTGAATGCGATCATCATGAGAAAAATAGTTAAGAAAGAACCTAAAAAGTTCGAATTCTCCAAATGCTGGCTCGTAGTGTGTATTATATTTTCTATTGCGTTTACCGCTACGAGCTATGTTTTGGCTTTCTTTGACAAGCAGCCGCTCGAAACTCTGTCGGGAACGATAATCGAGACTTTGTGGGGCACGAACGGTATAAGCTTTATCGGATATGCCCTGCAAAACTCGGTTCGTGCATACACGGCTACAAAGCTTGGACTCGTGGAATATGAAAAAGAGGAGGAAAACGATGGAAATAAATGATATCATAGCTATCGCCATCGGAGCGGTAATAGCTGTCATTGCTATTGCATACCTTATCATCAATCAGAAGAATAAGGTCATCGAATGGCTTAAGTATGCTGTATCCGAAGCTGAAAAACAGCTCGGAGGCGGTACAGGTCAGTTAAAACTCAGATTGGTATATGACTGGTTCGTTGATAAATTCCCTGTCATTGCAGCAATTCTTCCGTTCAGTGTATTTTCGGCTTGGGTCGATGTTGCACTTGCTACGATGAAGAAATGGTTGGGAAGCAACGGCAGCATATCAAGCTGGGTACAGACATAATGAACAAGAAAAGGGTGTATAATCATAGGTGTCGGTGTGGAAACTTTATTGCCGCACAGTAAAAGTCCACGAATACTTTGACTCGTAAGCCAATTTGCCATTGGGATAGTCCTTTCGATCCTCCGAAATTTGACCGATGCCTATGATTATACACCCTTTATTTTTTATCAGACTCTTTCAATAATTTGTTTGCATATGATTCACTCATGTCAAATGTTTTGGCTATTTGTGGTGTTGGTACACCACTTTGGTGCATAACTTTAATATCCGGTTTATATTCTTTCTTAAACTTTTTCTTGTCTACAGTTATCGCTTGAACAAGATTTACATTTTCCGAGAGTTTGGTGGTGCGCTCGGACACAACACGCGACTGACCAGTTACGACTTGAGCTAAACCAGTATTGTTCGAAAGCGATGGGATATTTGCATTATTAGCGACAATATCAAATTTATTATTTTTCTTAGCCATGTAAACTTCCCCCTTTTAATTTTTACAATATTATAACACAGTTGTCAATCATTGTCAAGTTCGCTGAAGTAACAACTTCTGTTATGAGAAAGGAGGGTGTTTCTATGAAACCAAAAGTAATATGGAAAGTATTATGCTCTTATAAAAGATTTATGATTGATTCGGATAAGTATAGCAAACCGTGGGATCTTTGGGCTTTGCTGTTGATGGGACCGATGTATAGAATAGCACATATTTTATGCAAGATTGGGACGCGGTTCAACTGGCTAAGTATTATGAACATCTCAATGGGTATATACCTTATTCATGAAGCGTATTTTGACAAGTATAAGGCTTATTTCAATCCGTATGATGATTATTTGGAATATTTAGATTCGCTAACTCAAAGATAATTTTAAACATGAGAGTTCTATACACGGACTCTTGTGTTTTCGTAGTAATTGATGTTGAAAAGTCGTGTTATATTTTGGTTTGGTGATACATTATGTCTACACCTAAACTCGCAAACCCGCATAAAATAAGGGGCGTGAAGTACCTTTGCGATAATGTCTACAAGAACAAACGACCCTGAAATGCCTTTAAAATAGCACTTCGCGGGTCGTAGAGATTTAATAAAACGCAGATAAATATGCAGCGTTGCTACACTATTGCTACACCTACTTTTATTTTTTCTATTTCTGTTTTAAGCCAGTCGAGCTCTCTCTTGGTGTAGACTTTTTCGGTTATATCTGAAATTTTATGACCGACTATATACTTGATAGCATATTCATCGAGCCCGAACTTTTTTGCAGTGGTTATGAAGTGAGTTCTACCATCATGAAGCCGATGCTTTGTGTTCAAATTATATTCTTTGAGTAATCTGGCTAATTCTTTATTGAATGTAGCATAGTCTATTGGGATTATATTTCCATTAGCATCTACTCGATTGAATAGGAACATGCTGTCATTATTAACAGCTTCATTATATTTTTC